CCGCCGGGCCAGCGGCCCCAGCAGCCGCCGGAGGATGGGCTGGACCGGCTCATCGAGGAGACGGCGGCGGACGATCTGCCGTTTTGATGCCGCCAGGGGAAAGGAGGTGAGGCTGTGTGCCCATCTGCTGGGACAAGGGGTTTGTGGCCCTCCCTCGTGGGCTGATTGATTGGGAGTGGTACGAGGATGCCAACACCACCCGGCTGTACATCCACCTTTTGCTCACGGCCAACTGGACCACCACCCAGTGGCGGGGCATCACGGTGCAGCCCGGCCAAAAGGTGACCAGCCTGGCCCACCTGGCCCAGGAGACCGGGCTATCGGTGCGAAATGTGCGAACAGCCCTAAATCACCTGATGGCGACAAACTACCTGACAATCCAAGGTGCTCATGAATATAGCGTGATAACGCTTAAAAATATCGGTAAGAACTTTGCGCCTGACAAGCCATCGACACGCCAAGTGACAAACCACCGACAACAATCATACAAAGAATACCAGACTAATAGAAGACTGTCGTCTTCTATGCGCACGCCTGCGTGCGTGCAAAAGGACCGGACGACGACCTCCCCCCTGGCGCTGGAGTATGAGCGCCAGATCGGTAAGCTGGGCGAGAAAGCAAGGGCTGAGCTGGATGCCTTTGGGCAGAAGCTGGGTCAGGATCTGGCCCTGGAGATCATCCGCAAGTGTGCGGACCTGGGCGGCCGCAGCTGGGCGTATGTCCGCAAGGCGCTGACCGAGGCCCAGGCCCAGGGCTGCACCAGCCCGGAGGAGTACCGCCGCACCCACCCCATCGGCTCTGGCCGTGCCAAGCGGGTGGACCGGGAGGCCCCCAGTGGGAACGATTTTTTACAGGATGCCCCCGCCCGGCGGCGGAGGATGAAGAAGGAAGGAGATTGAAGGATGAAGGTTGTTGATTCCTGCTTTCACTGCCCCGACCGCACCCGATCTGTCACGACAGCTGCCCGAAGTACGCAGAGTACAAGCGTCAGCTGAAGGAGCAATGTGCATACACGAAAACCAGGAATGCGCTGGAGTGCATCAGCAAGAACGCATTCAATCAGGAATTTTGGATGGGGGGAAGAAAGCGATGAGGGTATCGAGTATTACTGAAGGGAGAGACGTGGGCATGAAAGCTGTTTTGCTGAGCATCCGGCCTGAGTGGTGCAAGAAAATCGCAAACCTGCGGAAGACGGTTGAAATTCGCAAAACTGCGCCAAACCTTGAAGTGCCGTTCAAATGCTACATCTACTGCACAAAAGCTCCAAAGAAACTCATTACGATTTTCAGAGATGGCGAAGAATCGTATGATGGAGAAATCTATCACGGAAAGACCAAGTTTATCACATGGGATGGCATTGGCGTGTCAGATGATATAGACAGCGCCATGCAGATGATTATTGGCGAGTTCGTCTGCGATGACATCCGACGCATTGGCCCTGAATACTGTGCCGTCAAAGAAGATATCGAATCTGCAATTTCTGGAAGCTGTCTCACAGTACCGCAAGTCAAAGACTATGCCGGATGGAAGCCCGGGAGGAGTTATGCAGATTTAAAAGACTTGTATGGCTGGCACATTTCCGACCTGAAAATTTACGACCGCCCACGACCGTTGAGCGATTTTACAAGGCTGCGGGCAACAAAATTTGGCTATGAGCCTGTAGAGATTCGGCGTCCACCACAATCCTGGTTTTATGTGGAGGATGGCAGATGAAACTGACCCTCTACGGTGACCCTCGTACCAAAAAGAACTCTGCCCGGATCCTCCGCACACGCTCTGGGGCCTACGTGGATTATGAGACGGACTGCCTGCGGCAAATCAAAAAGCCGCGCAGCCCTATCTCTGCCCGCGTGAACGTGAGGTGCGTATATTACATGAAGACCGCTCGCCGGGTCGATCTGGCAAACCTCATCGAGGCTACAACTGACATTCTGGTAAAAGCCCACGTGCTGGAGGACGACCACTGCCGCATCGTGGCGGGGCATGATGGCAGCCGGGTGGAGTACGATAAGGAAAACCCCAGAGCAGAGATTTGGATTGAAGAAATGGAGGGATGATCATTGAAACAACTCAGATGCCCCAAATGCGGGCATGAATTCGGCTACGATAACGGCTATTACGACCGGAATATCGAACGGCTCGGTCATGAAATCGCCGACCTCAACCGTCAGATGGCCAACTATAGGCTCCTGCCCCTTGCGGAGAAAAAGCGGAGAACGGATTGGCGGCTCAGGACGAAAAAAGCTCTTGCTGAAAAGCAGGAACAGATTGGAGAGCTGAGGGCCATCCGAAAAGCAGCAGACCAACAGCTCAGATACGCCGAAAGCGTTATTTTCCGGGAACTTGTCAAAGCGCGCCTCGGAGAAAAAGAATATATGAAACTGGTGTTGGAAGCGGAAAAAGAGATGGATGCTTACAAAATCAGCGGTCAAATGTGGCACGAATATTCCCGCGCTCGTGGACAGAGTGTCACTAATATCAACAAACTGTAAGGAGGGCAGATATGATTCGCACATGGACACCTGAAAGCGAGCGGTCGAGTCCGGGCCCGGTGGTGGACTACCACACGGTCAAGGCCTGGTTCCAGCAGTGCAGGGATAAGACGGCAGCCATTCGGGCCCAAAGGCAGAAGCTCCAGCGCATCCGGGACATTGCCGAAAAGACCACCCCAAGCCTGAGCGGAATGCCCGGCGGCAGTGGGGCCGGGGACAAGATCGGTGGGGCGGCAGGAGACATTGTGGAC